TGCCGGGCAGCGTGATACCCAGTTCAAAGCCGGGGTCAGTGATGGTGCCCAGATCGATGTTCCTGCGGGCTACCGACCGGCCCCACATGCTCGCCGTGCCCGTAGTGTTCTGGTTCTTGATGCGGAACGAAGTGCAGGTGTTGTCCGTGGCCGGGTTCAGCGGGTGGGCTACGCCCGTGCCTAAGGTTGCGGAGCCGGGCAGCGGGATGCCATTAGTTGCGGTGGAGTCCACCACCTCCCAGCTACCGGGCTTACTGGTGACCTGACTGTCCATATGGTGCCAAAGGTCATCCTGGTCCTTGACCAATGCCCAGTACGCGTTGCTGCTGCCTGGGGTGATGTTGAATTGGTTGGCACCGCTCAGGCTCCGGTAACAGTATGCGGTGATATTAGCCACCGGGCCGTAGTACCCGCCGTACACCCAGGGAATGCGGCCCGCATCCGGGTGGATGAATACGTTGTTGACGTGATCCCAGTGCACCAAGATGATGTCGTTCACCCGGTAGTACGTCTGCGGTTCGTACAATGCAATGTTATTCAGGAACTGGCTTGCATCGTCCGACAATAGGGTATTCTTGCCGATGGTTATATCAGCGTCCCACGGGGTGCGCAGCACGACCTCATTACGCAGGCCCGCTAGCGTCCCCCGCTCCCGGAAAACGTGCGTCGCGTTACTGACGGCTTGGCGCATTGTGTACGCCGGTACTTCGGGGGAGAAGTCCAGCCCCAGCTCGGCTGCCATGTTGTACAGGTCATTGATTGGCATGGCCAATGGATTGTTCAAGTAGTTCGCAGCGGCCCAGTACTGGGTGCGCAGGTAGTCCATTCCCCAGCCAATAACCTGGCAGAACTGCTGGAGGTACTCATTGCCCGCCGCGTCAGTGGTCAGCTCCCCGCCATCAAGCTGGGTCCTGAAGTGCTCGGGGATGAGGTTATACATCATTGCCGCCGACCCGAAATCTGCGTTGGTCAGGCAGCAGGTCACCCCGGCGCGAATCCAGATGTTGTTAAGGATATCTACTAGAACGTACATGCCATAGTAATGATAGTTACCCGGGATTATGTTCTGGTCTACATACTGTGAGCCAGGGTATGGCACAGGCGGGCTGCCTGGTGCCGGGGTGCCCGAGTCCAGCAGTGTATCCCCGTCATTCTCATTGACCGGGAAACCATAACGGTTTTTCAGCAGGCGGTACTGAAAGATGACACCGGACGGCTTGTTCCAAGTGACCAGAACCCGGCCGTAATCAATTGACGCTGCGACAAAGGGGTCCACCAGAAAGGCTGGGGGCAGTGAAAGACCGTAGGTATTGGTCCCGGGTGCAGGCCCGTACTGATCAAGGCCATATATCGGCATCAGGTTTCCCTAGAAGAGTGCGGAGCTGGGTGTGCCCGGGGCCACCGAGCGGACGAAGCTGATAGCGAACGACATGTTGTATGTCTGGTGCGGTGTATGCGGGCAGCCATTCTCACTGAGAGAACGCAGCCGCTGGCCCTGCTTCAGCACGCCCTGCCAGTCGATATGCGTAGTAGCCGGGCGCTGCTCGGCGGTACTCCGGTACCAGTAGCCGCCCTCGTAGTTACCCGGGAAGTCCCAGAACCAGTGGTGGTGCCGGTAGTACTGGTCATCGACCCAGAACCAATGACCATGATACCCAGTACTCCACCAGTCCCAGGTCTGAGCGATAGACACGATGTACCAGCCGTCAGCGGGTATTGTCACGTCCGCGCCGTTGTACATTGAAAATGGGTCGTAGTCCACGTTGGTGTAGATGTTCCACTCGCCGTAGTTACTGCCTGCGGACTGCCAGTTGTCAATCATCTGAGACGGGCTGGACAGCGACATCACCGGGATATGCGAGCCGGCCACCATGTCACTGAGCCGCGCGTCCACCGAAGGGTAGGTGGTCGATGTGCCTATGATTGGGGCCTTCTCAACCGTTGGCATCACCCCGAGCGCACTTTCAATGGCGCCCACCTCGGCGGCAATGGAGTTGGGGTCGTTGGCGAACACGGTGCTAAGCTCGTCTACGCGATCAGACCATTGGACAATCGACTGGGGAAAGATTGCTGCCACCATTTAAGTCAGACCTCCGCTAGCCTGGATAAATATGTTCCCGATGAATGGGACCTCACTGGGCTGGAATTGAATAGAAGCTGTGCTGGTCTGCACAATGTCCTCACGGGTGAACACCGGGATACTGATATAGGCGACACCCGCCACACTCGTGATGACGCCGAAGATATCGGATACCGTGAGAAGCTGGTTGAATGATACATTCGGCGGCGACAGCAGCGCCTGGAGGGCACCGGTCACATTAGCCTGCACCACCGCCTGGCTGTATTTCGGCAGCACCTGGAGCTGGAGCGGGTACGCGGTGGAGCCAATGTCAATCAGGATGATATTAGGGTCGGCCACTGAAAGGGTGACACCACCGGCTGACAGGGGCTCGAAGTAGTCCAGGATACTGTCAACCAGTACCGGGCCCGGCACAGAATAGTTCGGCCCGAGGACGTACAGGGAGACGCTATTAGCATTGCCGAAGACGGCATTTGACATCAAGACGCCCGGCACATTGTACGCAAGGTCGGTGTAGTCTTGCGGTGAAATGGCGCGGTACTGCGTGCGGAAGGCCAGGCTGGTGTTCTGCCGGATACTGTCATTGGATTCAGCGTCGGCCCCGCCGGTCATCGCAGACGTAATAGGAGTAATGCCGTCACCGGCCAGCGCGATGTCTACGCCCTGAATGGTCTGCACCATGCTACTGACCGTGCCAGATGGCACATTACCGCCCGAACCCTCTCCCGCGCGGTACGACGCCCACACGTTCAGTCCGATGCCGGGTATCATCCCGTTCTGGCTGTCACCGAAGACTACGTAGGTTACTCCGTTCTGGTCTACTGAAATAGCGAAGGTATTATCATCAGGTACGGCATCAATTAGGAAATCGATCTGCATCCACTCGGTAGGTGTGGACGCAGAGTCCGGCGCTTGCACGAAGACGGTCACAGTGTCGTTGTACACACCAAGCTGCGGAAGGGCCATCACCTGGCCCGGTGTCCCGTCCGAAGTACCTATTTGTACCAGCGTCATCGTGGTGCCCTCGAAGACCTGGACGCTGGCCGTGCCACCATTGCCGGGGACCACAACGCTGGTCATTGTCTCATACACAGGAGGGGCACTCTGCCCGGTAGGGGTAACACTAGTAGTCACTTGCGTCAGTGAGGGAATAGTGACAGCGGGACCGGTTGCTTCAGTCTGGAAGGTGACGGTGCCGCTGGCCGGGACGCTGGACCCGGGGACATACCCCAGGGTGGTAGCGATATTCAATAGACTAAGGCGCTGGGTTGCGGTGGGAAGATACGCTTCCTGGGTGATTCTATCTCCGTAGTAACTGAGGATATCTCCCATATAAGCGAATAGTTCAACCAGCATGACACCCATATCCCCTTCACTGGTGGTAATCCAGTTAGGGAACGCCTGGCCAGCATACGTCAGCATGGACTGCACGAAGCTGTTGAAATCTTTCGACGTGTAGTCAATAGATGCCGGAATTGCCAGCGTAGGGTATTGTGCTGGTATTGGATTTGGAGATGTCACGACTCCACCACATTTCCGCCGACGTATACCACCGCAGTGCTCACGGTACTGGGTGTCGCGTTTACACCACTAACGAAGTCAACGTTCAGTGAGACAACACCTTCGGTAACATCATCGAGTACTGGGGTGATGTTGGTTATCTGAATACTTGGTTCCCACATTGCCATCTGTGACATGACAACTTGCTGCATTTCGTTTGTGACAAAAGCTGGTCCCGATTCGAAAAGGTAATCGCGCAGCGGGATGCCGTACTGAGGTATCATCACCCGCTCACCGGGGTATGTCTTGACGATTGATTCAACGTGCTGCATCTGCTGAACATCCGGGTCAGATGTCGTGGCGACATTACCATGTACATCCAACTGGAAGGGAATCAAAATCTCTGTAGTGCTCATGTAATAATCCTATCTCAGTGCCTGGGAAGTTAGTGCGTAGACGGGCGTGTTGATATCCCCGCCCACGAACAGCACCAGAACAATACTGCCTGCGGCTGGCGCACTGCCGCTGCTGAATCCCATCGGAGCGGCCCAGTTTGTCCCGGCGATACCCTGGACCTGCGGGACCTGTAGCTTCACCCAGTTGTCTTGCGCCCGGGTCTTTGACACACGGCCCAGATAAACACCTAGCCACTGGCGTGCCATTACACTAT